CAGTAGAGTTAGCATTGTAATCAGCATAAGTGATTGGTGCAAAGTTAGGTACTAAAAATGTTTGACCCTGTGTAGGTGTAACAACGTTAGTGAAGTTAACTAGACCGTTAGATTCGTGCATAGCACGTAATGCGAAATTTGAAATCGCTGTTGTAAAACCATCGCCCTCATTATTGGGGCCGCCTAAGACGTATGCCATAATATTTTCCTTAAATTAAATTTTGTTGGCTTCAGAGCACCTTGCGACTTGAACTAGATACTGTTGCTGATACGCCTAGACCTTTTAAGCCTACACCTTTACCTAGTCCATTCTTGTTAGCCCACGCATTGAATGCGGCAGGATCACGTGAATAGTCTGGTATAGTTTCTTCTAGTGCACCAGTAAAACTACCTTGTCCAGGTCTTAAACCAGATCCAGAATTGGAATTGCTCTGTCTCAATAGCTTAGGATTACCCTGAGCTACTTCTTGTACCAATCCCTGGATTGTAAGTGGCATACCATCGCTACCATAACGTTCTTGACCTTTTTGATTGACGATAGCATAAGTGCCATCATCGTTCCATTGAATATTGTTCTTAACTTTATTCAATGCATAATCAATCAAATCAGTATCAAACTTGTCACCCATTGCCCGCTGAATATCGCTATCAAGTTCCTTCTCACGCAATGCTTGCTCTTTACGTGCAAGATTTTGTGATAGTTCATTAAAGCGTTCGTGCAGGTCGTTAGTTGTTACACGTCCGGACGTTTGTTGTACTTTAGGCTGTTCCACTGGCTGTACGTTGCCACCGAGTTGTTGAGCAGATGTTCTAGCAACATAAGCAAGAGCATCTTCTACACTAGTAAAGTTTGTGCCACTAGCATTGCTAAGTGCAGTCAATAAACTTTGTGTAGTACTCTTACGAATAGCACCAGGATTTACCTGTTCTGTACCACCTTCTTGTGTTTCCACTGACTGGTTAGTATTAGTCTGGCTGTCGTTGCCAACGAAAGATTGTTGATCCATTTAATTTTTTCCTTGATTGTTCGTAATCACCGAGTTTGTATTGTATTTATTACAATTAGTTTTTAGGTAGTATTATCTACCTGCTGTACCACCTAGCAATAGCGCAGGTGCTACTTGATTTGGATAGTAGGTTAACCCTACGTCTGTTACTGGAGTACCCGCACCACCTAATATACTTGTGTTATCTGGTACTCCATTTTCATCATCGTATTCAGCTTGTTCTTTACCATCACCTTCTTCGCCGTATTCTTCGTGCGTAGGTATCATACTAGGTTCTAAATCTCTGCTCAGTACTTGGTCATTGTTTTCTTGCATCAATGCTTTTAACTGACCATCTTGAATAGTATTGATGAACACTTGCTCGTATTCTGGTATGTCTTCAGCAGGTGATAATAATGCAATAATTTCTTTTGTAATCAATGATTTAACTATCTCATTATCACCAGCTAACTCATTAGCAGATTTAATCAATGCCATACGATAGTTAGTGTCGTGTGCTTCATAGTCAGTGTTGTAGTGTACTTCTCCAGCCCAACGTTGATCCATAAAACGTGCCGCATAAGTGTAAATCATTTCTTCTGTAACTTCCATCAGTCTAGCTTTACTCTTTGCTAATCTGTGTAATTGTTTACGTTCTTCGATGATAGCAACACCACTTGCTATTTGGTTCTTACTTGTACGTAAGCCACCTAATCCAGTCAGTGCTTCTATCTGTTCTAGTATGTTATCTTGTGTTCTAATGATTGCGTCTACGTCACCAGTATCAATAGCTATAGCTTCGATCTGTCCTTCGTTAGCACGAACAATAGCACCTGCGTGTACTGGAACACTAATGCCTTTATCTGCACGAATGATCGTGTGAGCAAATTGCAATGCTGTATACTTCTCGCATTCTAGTTTATAATATTCTTTTTGTGCGTCACTTGCACTATCGATATCACTTACGCCACATTCCATAGTTCTAGGGTCTCTGCGACCATATGCTATGAATACTGGTAAGCTCATACCAGGTGGATACATACCTTCGCCTATGCGTTCTGCTGGTTGATTTTCTTTACCAGGCCCTTTTTCTACTTTGTAGCTATGCCAATAGCTTGGAGTTACTGCATCACCTAAATAATAGCATTTGATATAGTAACAATCTTCTTCTTCCATCTCTTTGATTTTAACATATTTGAGCAGTGGTCGACCACCGTAGTAGTCAAACTCCCAGTCCCATACATCCAATGGGCTAATGGCACACACATATGGTCTACCAAGATTCCCTTCTGTTGCTTGGGGCATATCGACTGCGACCCAACAGTGCCCAAATATACTTGTTAAATCTCCTACACCTTCCATAAAGCCATTCATACTACGATTAGTTAGATCGGCATCTAATTGAAACAAATCGATCCATTCGTTATTCTCAGGAGCAATGTGTTTACCTTGTGGTGTACAGAATTGTAAATTGCGTTTGATGCCTGGCTCAAACAATACATCATTGATAGTGTCAACAATGTAACGACAGATAGGCTGTGCTACTGTGTTAGCTACTAAATCAAGATAGAGTGTACTATCTTCACTAGGTCTTTTCTTGCGAACAGCTTGCTTGAAAGTAATGCCGCCAAGATATGCGTACTGATATGATAACATCTGCAAATAGATATTATCATACACTGGATTGCGTTTTAGTAAATCACGATTATTGTGCATTGTTGTGTCTCTTTATATTGCCTAGGGCGAAATGGTGCATAATGTATTTATGCTTAAGGTTTAAGCTTACACTTATCTCCGTGAAATCTAGCGTAAACATTGTTTGGTATTGATCGATTGCAGTACTTGCATAATGTTGTAGGTTGTTTTTTACCTAACATACCACCATTGCCAAGATAGCTACCGAATGGATTCGATCTACCTTTGTTCATCATATCTCTTGTGTTTTGTTTATGAGTTCCCACGCTTAAATGACTAGGATTACAACAGATTGGGTTATCACAGCTATGCATTACGCATAGACCGTGTGGTATAGGGCCTTTATGTTCTTCATAACTTACACGATGACTTGTACGCATCTTTTTGCCGTCACGTATCATACCATAACCAATGTTGTTCTTACCACCTTGAAACTCCCAACAGTCAGTAATTTCATTGACTATAACTTTATCTAATAGTCGTTCTAATAGTGTGCCACTATCGCCTTGATATCTTCCCATAATTAATTCCACACCTGATAATCTTCTACTACATCACCATTCATAATCTCTTCCCAGCTCGGTCCACCTGGATATAGTGGACTCTCAGGCATATGCTCTAAGCCGGGTTTATTCTGTCTTGCAAAACGTTGATCCATACCTACAAATTCATTGATTGGTAAGCTGTCGTGTTGTATTGGGAACAGATGATGTATGCCATAACGTATGCAGTCACCTAATCCGTCTATGTGTGCGTATCTACTTTCACTGTACTTGACTAACTTTTTACGACTACCATCTTCGAAATGGTATGTTTGCAATGCTTCTAATAAAAACTTATCATCAGGTTGCACGACTAAGCCACCACGATTGATAAAGCCATTACTTGTGTTATCTGTATCTGTAATTAATGGATTACTCTTACGTGTATTCACAATTGTAAAGCCATACTTCTCTAAGATGATACGATCTGTTACGCCAAAGGGACTTGTTGTATCACGATTAACTTGTGTGCCACTCATATCGATAATGCTGTTGATTCTGCGTTTAGGAAAGTCCTGTCTAATCGCATCAGCAATACCTTCTGTACTGCAATCAGGTATCGCATAACTTTTTAATATCTCTATTGTGCCTTCTTTGTGCCCACTCTTTTTAACTTGTGCTACAGTAGCGCACATAACACGTTTGTTAAAGTCGTGGAATGTATATAAATCGCCACCAAAGTCTTTGACTTCACGTGTATATTTGTGTCTGTCCCAAGTGTAGAAGAACGCATCACTAACACTTTCCCACTGACACATATAATCTTGATTAAACTTTAATGGACTGATGATACGTTTCTGCTCATCAATAAAGTTTTTATTACCACTACGCATCTGCAAGTAATTGTAATGACGAACAACATACTTCTCATCATTCTCTAATGCTAACGTGAACAGATCGTGCAGTGGACCTGTACCATTAGGCGTACTAATCACAATCAATCTACCTTGCGTATCAGCTTGACCAACACGTGGGCGCAGTCGATTAGTAATTTCTTGTAATGTATCTTGCGTGTACAATGCGGCTTCGTCAGCGACCCATACGCCTACGTTAAGACCTCGTAAGTTCTCACGTTGTTCTGCACTTTTACAGCGAATGAATATGCCATTAGGAAACTTAATTGTAAGCTCACTATTATTAATATCTTTACCATCACTTAATCCAAAATGATTTATGCAACTATGCTTGAGAGGTTCCCAAATCAGTGACTTAATCATTGCGCCTGTTGGAGCACTATAGATTATATCTTTACCTTTATGGTATCTCGCATCACTAGCAAATAGTGGTAGGGCGATACTGGCAAGAAATGTCTTACCGCTACCCACTGGAACAATATCCACACAATGTTTGTCAGTACTGAGCCAATCATTTAGTATTGTCGATTGCTCGCCATATAGTGGTATCTCAATGTTATTCATTCACTGTGTAACTGATTGGAATCTCTTTCCAATCACTTAGTTCTTTTGTTGGAAACACAAAGTTATTGTTCATTGACTGACCTAATGTAGTCACATCAATCTCTTGCTTATCTGCAACAACCTTGTTCAATATCATACTCTGATACTTCTGTAACAAATGCTTATCATCGCCCATACGTGCATTGTGATAATCTTCTGCAAAGCCTTCAGCGAATGGTTTATCTTTATCTTCAATGGCGGCAAGAATAGTTTGCGCTGACAACTTTTGTGTCACGCCTTTCTTTCTGCCTGCACCTGGTCGTGCACCGCCTACTTTCTTTTTAACTATTTCAGTCATCTAATAATCCTTCACTGCGTAATATGTTTCTAGCCCAAGTAAGTCCTGGAGGACCTCCCCATAACAGATATGCTTGTGTACCTGCTGTGTTCTCTCCAGGCTTGTAATACACTTCTGCACGACTTAAAAAACTATAGGTACGTTTTACTGTATCTAAACTAACTTCTCGTCTGTTTGCAAATTGACTTGCACGATTTAATCCTACTGCTGTGCCGCCACGATTGCTAGGACTAACTTTCTGTCGCATCTCTAATCCACGCTTTGCATTAGCTGCCATTGCTTCTGTTGCTCTATAACCCATTTAATCTCTCCTTAATAAGTTTAGCTACCTCATTGTGCCTATGAAATTTAGGCATCTTATTATTAATTTCTTGTAGCTCTAACACTTCTTGTAATGTGCCTTTCGTTACTATATTTTCAATGGTACGAAAACGACTATCGCAGTAGCAATAGCCTATAAATTCTCTGGGACTCATTCGCCTAAACGTTTAACAAATTCTTCTTCTAACATAATCTGTTTACTGTGGCCTTCAGCATTGTCTTTGAGTGTCTTACGTAAGTCTCTAACGATATCTTCGTGGTCGTTACGAATCATATGTAGATATGTTCTTACAATGCCTGGATTGTTTAATCGTTCACGTATTGTTAACATCTTTTTTCTTCCTTACACGTTTAGGTTTTACTTCGACAGATGGTGGTGTCATAGGCAATAATACTTCATTGCCAGGTAATTGATTACTCTTACGCAATCTTAACCATATTGATTTATACCAAGGCATCATATATAAACTTTCTCGTAATCTTCTACGTTATCTGTCTCATCTAGGCCATCATAAAACTTGCCATCACGTTTGTCTTTGTACTTTAATGCACCAAACACTGATAGGAACTTTTGATTCTTCTTGCCCCACTGTTGCGTTAGTTCTAAGAACCTATCACGACCTAGCATTATCTGCAATTGTGTTTTGCAATCTTCTGGACTTGGATTGATATCGTTCTTTGTATCTTGCAGTGTAAACATAAAGCTTATGCATTGGTCAATCTCATACTCATTCATAAATGGCGACAGTTCTGTGACCATCTTATCGAAGTTCTTTATGTGCCCAACGTAAAAGGGCTTGTCGATAATGCCTTTAAACTCGCTCAATGTAATGCTCCTTTAGTGATGCTATCGATTACTTGGCCAGTGTCTATGTTTACTTGACCCTTAAGCTCAGTGGTAAGACCCTGTTTATATTCTTTGAGGTATTGTTCTTGTTGCAATGCGCCTAAGAACTGATGTATAGTTCGTAAGCCCAATATTTTCATCTCAAAGATTTGTTTGTTGTCGTCACTTAAGTCATCAACGTTCATATTCATCATTGCTTCTATCGACACCTCAATGTCTTTAACCAATGGGTCTACAGTGACTACTAATTGTTCGTCATCGTCTCGGTATAATTTGTATGTGTATTCAATCATTTGTTTGTTTCTTCTTAATTGTATTTAGTTCTTTGCAGTTGTTTTGATGCTTTAGTATAGTACTTGCAAACTTAAGGGTAGTGCCACAGTTTCGGCACTTCCAAGTTGCAAACTGCCACTCATTTAATTTTTTATCAAACTTAATGATGACACTAACTTTAATATCCTTAGGAAATTTATTATGCTGAAGATATAGTTGACGAGGATTGTATTTCATCAACTATATATCGTTCAGCCATTTCTAGTTCTTTACGTCTATACCAACTCTTACGCATATTGTCTTTATGCTCTTGACTCTTTGGTACGCCTAACTTTGCAAGACGCATCTTTTGTTTTTGCTCTGGAGTTTTTGGCACACCAGTACAAGCTCTACGTATACCTTCAGCAACGTTAGCTAACGCCTGTGGTTCGAATGGACCTGTACCACGAATCCATTCTGTAAAGCCTTCGTCAGCATTGGGAACAGTTTCGTTCAGTTCAAAGCGTTTAATGTATTTGACATTGTTTTGATCGTAACGGTGATATCTCATATAACTTTTCGTTTTCATATATGTATTTAAGTTTCTATAATGTATTTGAATTTTTTTGTTTGTTTTTCAGTCTATAATGTATTTAGATGTGAACTATGTGAACTATGTGAATCGTAATTTCAATTTCTACAAATCACAAAGTTTTATTTTTATTTTTTTTGTCAGAAAACTTGAATTACGCTTCACATCATTCACATAGTTCACAATTAGTCTAGTCCAATTATCAGTCTTTGCTTACTGAGACCCTCTAACTCACTATATGGACGATGACTTAGTGTATCATAGTTGAAATCGTTTACTTTAGTATTCTTGTCATAATACAATAATGATTTCTGTTTTATTGTATCTGTTACAGTACCTTCATATACAATACGCACATTTTGCTTTTCTTCGTGTCCAAAGTCAATACGATTACGTTGTAGATATGTCTTAAACTTAA